TTTTTCCTTCATATGTGGATGGGGCCAGCTGCCATGGCCTCATCCTACGCCGATGTAACTCAGTTGGTAGAGTAGTTGCTTTGTAAGCATCCTGTCGCAGGTTCGAATCCTGCCATCGGCCTTGTCCGGTTAACACGGAATGCGCAAGCGTCAGATTTACAATTATTGGAGGAACAAAAAATGTCAGAGAAACTGCTTGTGACGCAGGCCCTTGACGAGAGGAACCTGCTGGTGAAGAAGATTAACGACAAGATCGCAAAAGTGTCGTTCGTTGATGTGGTTCTGAACAACAGGGATGAACTTCTGAACGCTCATACCACTAAGGACGAGTTCTGCGAGGCGGTCAAGTCTGCGTATCAGCAGATTAAAGATCTCGTTACTAGATTCCAGAATATCGATGCTGCCATTGTTGCATCGAATGCCAACACGAAGATCAAGACATCCTACGGCGAGTTTACTGTGGCCGCTGCTATCTCTCTGAGAAACAGACTGCGTGAGAATGGACCATATGGTGATGGTGCTGACTTTGAAGGAGAAATTCTCAAGAAGATGCGCAACGATTATCGCCATCAGGTGCAGGCTGTTGACTCCATGAACAGTGCGCTTCAGCGTTCTGCGGAGAGCATGCGACTCTCCATCCTTGGTAAGGACGGCAAGTCAAAGGATGACCGTCCGCTCGATGTTGTGGATGCATATGTTCGTGAGAATACTGCCATTCTTGTTGATCCGCTGGATATCATGAAGCGTGCGGAGTTTCTTGAAGATATGAGAAGCACCCTTCTCCGTGAGTTGGATACGCAGATTAAGGTATCCAATGCAACGACATACATTGAGTTCTAAGAAACAGTAAGCAACTGCCTGCAATGCGAAAACTTAGAATTTGCCTTCCCCTGTGGCGGGGTTAAGTCACACAGCTATTTCGATCTGATTAATCGAAAGCCTAATAAGGAATAGGACAATTGGCAGTCCACACGACTTTTAATCGTGGTGTTGTTGGTTCGAGTCCAACTTCCAACACAAGGGTATGAGTGCTGGGGCTAGGTTCCCCAGGGCGCATCCGAGTTTTTTAGGTTTTGTATTTTCAGTCTTACGTCAACATTGAACTGTTAACCGTTTTCTCCTTGTTTGGTAAACTGTTACCATTGAACTTTTATGTAGGCATGGCAACATGCTGAAATCCATGAGAACGGTTTATGGTGCTAAGGCAATTAACCTTAAGTGATCCGCATGGCTGCATTGTAGGCAGTTTATCGAAGTGTAGCTCAGTAGGTTGGAGCATCCGTCTTATAAACGGAAGGTCGATGGTTCAAGTCCATCCGCTTCGACTTTGATCGGTGACTCCCCAGTAAGCCGATCAGTGTGTGTTCCTCAGGATCACTCGCCACGTACATGCGATCGATAAGGCGGGTGGTCCTGTGAAGCGCATAGCTTTTCTCCTTTTATGTTGAGATGGTCTAACCTGGTAGACAGCAGAGAGCGTTGAACGGTCCCCCAACACGCCAATGCGATGACCTGCTGATGGTCCGACTCCATCCATCTCAATTTCGTCATGAGCCTAGGTGGTGTACGGTTTCTCTTCATTTTCCGTATCGCTTCCTTGACTGTGATGGGTTTCTCCTAACCCCTGGCTCATCACAGTTGGCAGCCATGATGATTCCTCCAAGAATCGGACCTGTGGTCCTTTGGTCTGCCATGCCACCTAAGCACAAGTGTGTGGCATTTTTGTAGGTACGTTTACAAGAAACGGAGAAACGACCATGAAGAAAACCATGATAGCAATTCCGTGCATGGATATGGTGCATAGTGCATTTATGGAAAGTTTGCTCGGAATGCGCAGAGAAGACTGCATGATAGCCATTGCGAGATCATCCCTTATTTACGATGCACGCAATCTATTGGCACAGAAAGCAGTCAAAGAGGGATATGACAGGATCCTTTGGCTGGACAGCGACATGATGTTTCATGGGGATCTGTTTCACAAGCTGAGTGCAGACATTGATGAAGGATATGGATTTGTCTCCGGTCTCTATTTCACGAGGAAGGGGCCGGTGAAACCTGTTGTGTATTACGAGACTGGGTACGAAGAACTTAACGATGGTTCTGGACAGTACAAAACCTACACGAAGAGTGTTGATGACTATCCGAAGGATACCATCTTCGAGATTGCAGCCTGCGGTTTTGGCGGGGTGATGATGGAAACATCAATTGTTTCCGAGATGTATAAACGGTTTGGCGCCCCGTTCTTCCTGATATCTGGATTTGGTGAGGACCTGTCATTCTGCCGTAGATGCTCAGAGATGGGCGTGAAGATGTATTGCGACTCCAGGATTAAACTAGGGCATGTATCGCAGTACATCGTTGACGAGGATATGTATCTTTCTGGAGATAAAATTAGGATGTGGGGCTGATGGGCGATCTTGAACGGAACAGAAACATAATAGAGCGGCTTCATCGAACGGACCTGTCAAAGTTGAAGAACCTATCGATGCTGTATGACATGGCCTTGACGGTGAGGGACGATGACCTCGATCTTGCGATACAGGAGATGAAGGTCGTAAAGGTCCGTACCGCACCATTGACCAGAACTGAAGGTGAGGAAGCAACAGAACTGTATTGGAACGCAATGCTGTTCCTGGCGCAGAACCGACAGGTCGAGGAAGGCCTTATTTATCTTGAGAGATACAGACTGCCGGAAGACAGGTTCTACCTACCTAGACGGAAGGTGTTTCGTAAACTGGGTATCACGCAGGCGCTTCAGAGGTTGGTGGATGATGAGATAGATATTCTGACTCTGTCATTCCCTCCTGGAACCGGCAAAACCACATGTGCCGAAATGTTCCTATCTCTGTGGATTGGATGGGACCCAGATGCATGTAATTTGTTCTCATCTCACTCCGGCCATGTTACGAGAATGGTCTACGATGTTCTGAACAACATCATCGGTGCGGACCTTAAGAAGGGACAAATCCCGGAGTATGCTTGGAGGGAAATCTTTCCAGATGTACCTATTCAAGATGTCAATGCCAAGGAAGAGACCATTAACCTTGGTAAGTTCAAGCCATTCAAATCCATTACCTTCCGAGCAATAGGAGCGTCTCAGACCGGTGTTACTCGTGCTGATGGCCTGCTATACTGCGACGACTTGTGCAGCGGTATCGAGGAAGCACTGTCAAAGCAGAGGCTGGACAAATTGTGGACGAAGTACACCACTGACTTGAAGACCCGTAAGAAGGGTGGCCGTAAAGATCCGAAGACTGGCAGGTATCGTGCAGTCAAGGAGTTGCACATCGCTACGAGATGGTCGGTATGGGATGTAATAGGGAGAATACAGAAACAGTACCTGGACGGTGACCGATGCGAGTTCATCTCTATCCCAGATATTGATCCTGAGACCGGTGAGAGCAACTGGGAGTATGAGTATGGAGTAGGTTTCGACAAGCAGTACTTTGAAGACATTGAAGCGACCTTGGACCCCATCACATACAAGTGCTTGTTCAAGAACCAGCCTGTCGAGCGTGAAGGCCTGCTGTTTGAGCCGGATATCCTGCGGAGATATGAAGAACTTCCAGAGGGCAAATATCCAGATGCTATCATGGCATTCCTGGACCCCAAGGGAACTGGTACAGACTACAACTGTCTCGGAGTATTCTATCAGTACGGCGATGATTACTATATGGAAGATGTTGTGTTCCGCAATATTGATCCGTATGTGCTGGACGATCTGAATGCCGACTGCCTTGTCAGGAATAATACGCAGATTTGCCAAGTAGAGTCAAACAAGGAAGGTGTGAGGACCGGAGATAGCATCCAGGAGAAGGTGAAGGCTCGTGGTGGCCGGTGCGTGATTGAAAAGAAATTTGCGACAACGAATAAGGAAACCCGTATAATTGTCAGCAGCCCATGGATTATCAATCATGTACTGTTCAAGAAGCCGAAGTCCAATGACTTTCCTGATGGATATGCCCCCAACAGTGAATACGGCCAGTTCATGTCGTATCTCACTTCCTATAGCCAGTTGACTAAGAATACCCACGATGATGCGCCGGATATGGTGACGATGCTTGCTATCCATGAAGGAGCAGATGGTGACTCCATAACAGCAGTGATACACGGAAGCGTGATGTGATACGGGAGAGGCGAAAGATGCAGAAGACAGTTCTTTCAGAATACGAAGACGCCTGCAGGCTTGTGGAAGAGACAGAGCGTGACCTTGACAAGTTGAGGAAGCAACTTAAAGATGCTGCCACTGACATTGTGAAGGGATCTAATCCCAATTTCCCGTATGAGGCACGTACATTCCATATAGAAGGCGTCAGTTATGGCGAATACATGAAGCCGGACGAAGTTAAACGCCTGGAGTTTATCCTCACGCAGAGAAGGAATATCGCCAAAGAGAGGCGTCTGGTAGTTGAATACTGGATGAACACTGTGCCTCCGAGGATAGCACGCATTGTCCGGTTAAAGTATTTCCAAAAACTGGGCTGGACAGAAGTGGCCATGCAGGTCGGATGCGGAAGCGGTGATGCTGCCAGAATGGAACTTAACAGGTATTTGAAGGATAAGAATTAATTTTACAGAAAAAATGACTGATTTCCGTCAAAAAGTATTGACGGGTTCACTTTGTTCGGATAGCATGAAAATGGAAACGAATACGAAGTAGCGGTCCTTATCGGATCGCTCTTTTTTTATGCGCAAAAGCCGGACGGTAAATATGGAAAAGATTGATTTTAGATGCGCATGCTGCCAGCGCCTGTTGGCGAAGGTAAGCGGTGACGCAGAAATAAAATGCCCACGGTGCGGTGCAATCAATCGATTTACCGCCGACACCAGGCAGATCAAATGCATTCCAAGGGACAAACAGGGCAGAGTCACATCTTCTGGGATGTCGTTCTAAAGGTGGTGATCGAACATGGCAACGGGAGCATACATCAAGAATAGAGAGCTTGAATTGCTTGGCCGGAAAAGAATTTATACGGATGCCAACGAAATCACCTTAGACAATGTCTTTGATGTTCTGGATGAGGCATGGGCAATCCATGAGATTAACTTATGCGAGATCCTATACCTGCTTGAATACGAAAAAGGCATGCAACCCTTACAAAGGGAGAAGACAATCCGCACAGACATTGATATTAAGGTAGCAGATAACCTTGCCAATCAGATCACTGAATTCAAACTTGGCTACAACTGGGGCAATCCCATCACGTATGTCCAGAAGAACATGAAGGATCTGTCCGGCAATCCACCTGCGAAGGATGATGACGCCATCACCACCTTGAATGAGATGAATGATGCCGAGGCAGCGTATGCGAAGGACCAGGAACTGGCACGCTTCGTGGAAATCTGTGGCATAGGCTATCAGATGGTCGATGTGAAGCGCAACTACGATGGTGGTTCCGTCTTTGACCTGCATGTCCTTCACCCGATGTACACCTTCGTTGTGTACAAGAACGACATCGCTGAGACTCCGATGATGGGTGTTACCTTCCGAGAGCTGGAGAGTGGCGACCGCTATTTCACTTGCTATACGAAGGACAGGCTCTTCGAAGTGAAGAACATGGTGGCCATCGTGAACGGCGAACAGAAGCGTGAGTGGGCGTTCCGCTATCCTGGCGGGTATGTCGGTGAGAAAAATCCTCTCGGTATGGTCCCTATCGTGGAATTCGTTAGAGCCTATGACCGCATGGGATGCTTTGAGCGCCAGATCTCAGACATGGATGCATTAAATATAGAAGTTTCCGACTTTGCCAATGCGACTGCTCAGACAGCGCAGGAGATTTGGTGGGGCAATGACTGGGAGTTTCCAAAGGATCCTCAGACTGGCAAGGAGATCAAACCGAAGTCCGGTCAATGGGTGATGACTAGGACCCTTGCAAATGGCAAGTCTCCCATCATCAAACCGTTGGCAACCAACTTCGACTATGACGGCGTACAGGAAAACATCGTCAGTAAGAGGAATGCAATTCTTCAGAAGTGCTACGTTCCCCTTCAGACAGATCCCGGTGGTGGTTCCACTGCCAGCGCCATGAGTCTTTCCTCTGGATGGGCTGCTGCTGAGGCTGCTGCATCTAAGGAAGAGCAGATCATCCGGCGTAGTAAGATGATGGTCATTGCATTGGAACTGGCCGCTGTGAAAGTCAGATCCTACTGGCTTAACGGCAATCCTATTACCGACCTTGCCTTGTCAGACATCTATGCGAAGTTCACTCGGCAGAAGACTTACGACTTGGGTACGAAGACCAATGCCATGGTGGCGATGATCAAGTCTGGCGTACACGGTCGCATCGCAATGCAGACGGTTGACCTGTTTGCTGATGTTGCGCAGGCTTGGAACGATTCGAAGGAGACCATCGAGAAATTCCAGGATTCGCTCTTCGTCAAGAAGGAAGATGTCAACGTGGAAGAGAAGCGTGAGACCGCTGACTTGACCGACCAGACAAGAAACAGCCCCATCCTTGATGGCATGAACACATCGTCAGGTGGTGATGACTGATGGCATTTAATCTTCCATTCGATGAACTGAATAGGCTTTACGAAGAGAGTCATCGTGACAGACTGCGGTCCATGCCGTTTAAGAAGTTCTTCGGAGAGATGGATCTCTCCCAGGAACAGAAGGAAAAACGTGAGCAGACTGCAAAGGATATCGAGGAGTTCATGCTTCTTGCCATCATGTCAATGTACAACACGATGGAGGTTGGGCTGTCGGATCTTTCGGAAGCGTCTCGCACCATCACTCAGCGATATGACGCATTGCTGAAGAGGCTTGGAATTCCGCTTACAGCATTTTTTGTGGAAACACATCCATCTGATGTTGCTTCCGAAATTGTGTCCGCAACAATGAACCATCCAGATGACCCGTACTTCTTCAGTGAAGATAGGGCGAGGCTGATTGCGGAGAATGAAGCGAACAGCATTTGGAACGACTCGCAGTACCAGGACGCAGTCAATACCGGGAAGCGGTATAAGACATGGCGTGCCATCTTGGACAACAGGACAAGGCAGACGCATAGAGACATAAATGGGACAACGATCCCCATAGACCAGTACTTTGTTGTTGGAAATTCCTTAATGTTTTTTCCGAGAGAGGCCAGTGCGGACCCAGAAGAGATAGTGAACTGTAGATGCACTGCAATTTATTCATGAGATTGAGGAACTGTTGAGAAATACTCGGTGGTTCCTTTTTCTATGGGACCGGCGAATAATTGCCAGTCTCATTTTTATATACAAAACGGTCAGAGAAGACCTTAAAACACAAACCTCAGAGAAGAGGTGAAAACACAAATAACCAGCATGGTCAGAGAAGACCGAAAAACACAGGAGACAGTAATGGACGAAAACAAAGTAGTGCAGACAGAAGAAGCAAAAGCACCTGAAACCAATCAGGAACAGACAGAGCAGGAGCCAATCACAGTTGATTCACTGATGGCGCAGATGGCTCAGTTAAAGGCCGAGAACGCCAAGAACAAGACGGCGCTCGACAAGGCACTGCACTCTAACGGAGAGCTGACTAAGCAACTCCGAGCGAAGATGACCGCTTCCGAGCAGGAAGCAGAAGCCAAAAGAGAGGCTGAAGAGGCACAGGCAAACCGCATCAAGGAACTGGAGAACTATAAGCGCAGATCAGAAGCAAGGGAACGGTACATGGCCACTATCGGAATGCCTGCAGATCTCGCCAAGGAAGCAGCAGATGCGGAAGTAAACGGAGATATGGATGCACTGGCAGCGGTGTACAAGCGCCACCAGGAAGCATCGCTTAAGGCTCACGAGGCTGAATGGCTGAAGAATCGTCCCGTACCGGAGACAGGTCGTGATGAGGAGAAGGCCAAAGAAGACCCCTTCATTGCTGGCTTTAACCAGGGCTATTAAGCAAGAAAAAGGAGAGTGCCTGTGAGCGCCAGATTTTATATACCAGGAGGTACTAACCATGGCACTTGGAATGAACTATGCAACCAAGTACTCCCAGCTCGTTGATGAGCGTTTCAGACTCGGCGCTCTGACGAATGGGATTGTAAATAACGAATATGACTGGATCGGTGTTGAGTCCGTTCAGGTGTACTCCATCCCCACTGCGGAGATGAACAACTACACCCTGTCCGGCCTGAGCAGATACGGCACTCCGGCAGAGCTGCAGAATGACATCCAGGAACTGCAGGTAACTATGGATCGTTCCTTCACCTTCACCATCGATCGCCGGAACTACGATGACACCATGATGGTCATGGAGGCCGGTCGTGCGCTTCGCAGACAGATCGATGAAGTCGTAATTCCTGAAGTTGATAAGCATCGTATCGCTGCTCTTGCGAGTGGTGCTGTGGCTGCGCAGATCCATGATAGCACTGCTGTTTCCGCATCCAATGCGTATGCACTGTTCCTGGCAGCGCAGGAAGATCTCGACAATGCAAAGGTTCCTCAGGGTGGCCGTTTCGCCATCGTGACTCCGGCTTTCCTCAACTTCCTGAAGCAGAATGATGGCTTCATCAAAGAGTCCGATATGTCCCAGCGCATTGCGATCACGGGCGTTGTCGGCGAAGTTGATGGTGTGTACATCATCAAGGCTCCGAAGTCCTACTTCCCGGCGAAGGTGCATTGCATCGTAACCAACCGCATGGTTATGCCTGCACCGGTCAAACTGCAGGACTACAAGATCCATCAGGATCCGCCTGGAGTAAACGGATGGCTGGTAGAAGGCAGGATCAGATACGATAGCTTCATTCTCAACGAGAAGAAGACTGCTATCGCAGTTGTCAAGGATCCTACGACTTGATAGGTCTTAACTGACCGAGAGAGGTACTTATGATAACCCTAACAAGAGACGGAAAAGTGATGGAGGTCGCAACCGAGTTGCAGGCCTCCGTTTTTCTGCGTTACGGATACACACGGGTGGACGAGGCTCCGGCAGAGAATACGCCAGAGAGGAATTTCGCTACCGAAGAGGCAAAAGTCGAGACAGCGCCCAATGCTGAACCGGAGCCTGAGATGCCCGTTTCCGAGGATGCTCCGAAGCGGAGACGCAGAGGAGCAAAATAAAGAGGTGAGAGTATGGAGCAGGAAATTCTTGAGGCCACTAAGGCCTATCTGAACTATGATGCGGACCTTAACGAGGTTCCAGAAGATGATTTTCTGCTCCTGCTCATCGATAGGGTGATCGGTGAATACAAAGAGCAGAGAAATTATCCCGATGGCACTTCTGATGAAGTCATCGATGCTGATGTTGAAAAATACTTCAGCAAGAAAAAGGGATATGTCGCTTGTGAGGTCATTCCGGCCATGATTGGTAAGATCGGTAGCGAGGGTATGTATACCTTGATCGATAACCAGGTGACAAAGAACTGGAAGAACCCAATTCCGGTTTATCTGCCAGATGTGGTCCCGTACGGTAAGGTGGTGTGATGGATGAGGAACAACTTGAGGAATTCAAGAAAACTCTGGTATGCCACCTATCTCGGACAGGACTATGTGCGTGACGAGAACGGGGATATCACTGGTGACCTTGCTGTGTCTTGGTCTGAGCCGGTGATGTTCAAGGCTAGTCTATCTGCCACGAGAGGCACACAGGGCTTCACTGGTACTGGTGAACGTGTGGACTACTTTGGTGCGGATATCGACTACTCCCTGATCATCAGCACATGCAATATGCAGTTGCCTATCGATGAGTACTCACTTATTTGGAAACATGAACCTGATGTGGACGCAAACGGACAGGTAGACTACTCACGAGCAGACTATCGTGTCACTGCCGTTGCGAGAGGCCAGCGCCATATGAAGTATGCCATCAAGGAGCTTGCCAAGACTACGCTGCCGGACCCCTTTGAGAGGCTGACAAGCGCCAGTCAGGGCGATAGTGGCTCTTCTGATGACATCATCATCGTGCCTTAAGGATGTGATGCTATGGGCAGGACAAAGATAAAGGTGGATCTCTCATCCGCTGGCCTAGCCTATGCTCAACAGGCCGTCAGACAGTACAAGCGAGACCTGCAGGCCAAATGCAGGCTTTTCCTTGATCGGCTTGCTGACTTTGGCATCGATGTTGCTAGAACCAACGCCGCCGGCGATCAGGATGATTACGGTGACTATCTCGTGTTCCGCAAGGACATGACTGATTTGCGCAACGGTGTGCAATGCATCCTGGTGGTGACATCCGGAATCATCAAGAGTGAGTGGCTCGACACTGACGGCACGACCACAAAGTCTGCTGATGTTTCTCCATTACTCATGCTTGAGTTTGGCGCAGGCATAAAGAATAAGCAGAACAAGAATGCTGGCAAGTTCGGTATGGGTCCCGGGACGTTTCCAGGACAGACCCATGCAAAAAGTCCGACTGGATGGTATTACCAGACGACAGATGGTGTATGGCATCACTCCTACGGCCACAAAGCCAGGATGCCAGTCCAGAAGGCTGCAAACCGAATGATAAGGCATGTTCGCATATCGGCAAAGGAGGCGTTTAAATGATTGATCCGTGGAACCGAGTCATGAATAACCTTCTGATAGCCGAGAAAGGCGTCTGCAAGAGCATCGTATCTAATGTGATAGATACTCCACCTACATTTCCTGCGCTTGGGTGTGAGTGTGTTGGAGCGTCTGACGCAGCAACGGACATGGAAAACAATGAGAACGGCATCGATTCTGTCATACGCATCAGGTCATTTTCCACTAATGGCCTCACTGATGCTCGTAAGGCGATTAACATTGCCTGCGATGCCATGAGGCAGATGGGATATGTAAGAACCTTCGGACCGGAGCCGATACCGCATCTGACTGACTTCAACATCAGATGCATGGAGGCTAGGTTTAGAAGGGTTGTCTGTGATGGGGATGTAATCCCTAAATTTGATGAAGAATAACAGCCTAGAGTGCCTTGAGCGCCAACAATGAAGGAGGGCATGAAAATGGCTAATCCGAAAGCATATAGCACAATTAATACTGTGCTGAAGACCTGCGCCACTTCCAGTGGCACATACTCTCAGCTTTGCAAGATCAAGTCGTACCCGGATCTTGGGGGCGCACCGGAAAATATAGAGACCACGGATCTGGAGGATACCTTCCAGACCTTCGTTCCTGGCGTTCAGTCCATGGAATCGATGGAATTCACCTGCAACTATAATCCGACCGACTACGCTGCAGTCGTTGCTGCGATCCCGCAGAGCGGAGACCTGTTCTATCATCTTGAGTTCGGCGCAAGTGGTGCAGATGGAATCTTCCAGTGGTCTGGAACCCATTCCGTAAGAGTTACGGGAGCGGAAGTTAATGCGGTCCGGGAAATGGTCATTACCGTAATTCCGTCCAGCGCAATCACGAAGGTTACCACCTGATCGGAAGGCAAGCAACAATAACGTTTAATAGAGAGGGGATACTGATATAGACTTTCGGTATCCCCTTTTCTTGTATTTAGGGACAACACATCAGAGTCCCATAAGGAGGACCAAATGAGCGAAATCACAATCAATGGAAGAAATTATGCCGTCCCAGAGATGGACTTCAATGCTGTCTGCGAACTTGAGGAGAAGGGCATCAATATCCTCAACATGGGCGAGAACATGAAGATTGCCACCATGGTGCGTGGTCTTGTCGCATGGATCATGAAAACGGACCTCAAGACCGCTTCCAATGAGATCCAGGAACACATCAAGAATGGTGGAAATATCATGGACATCATCAATGCCTTTTCTGCTGCAGTCGAGG